AAACCTGCCGATCAGGAAGTGACTGTAGTGGAAGGCGAAGTAACAACCGCAACCGGTGCTTACACCTAAACTGAGATAAAAAATGAGCGGCCATTTTTGGTCGCTCTATCCTATTCACTCTTAACAATTACACTAATGAAAAAATATACTTACCTAATTCTCTGTTTGTTATTTGTGGCTTTGGTTATTGCAATCCCAGAGCTGCACCCTCAGACATGCCATCTTGATGGAGATACATTGACCATGCTGGCAGCTGGTCCGGCCTTCGCACCACTGAAATGGAATGTCGGTCAAAATAATATGGGTGGATATAAAGGACGTTTGCTGTTCGTCCCATTTGATGCACCCAATACAGTACCCACCGTTCCGGATCCCGGCAAAGCTGCAGACAATGAAGCACTAGTGACGGCAGCCGGTGCATTTGCTTTTCCTGCAGAAGGAACATATAAGCAACCTATTTATCTATATAGTACAGACGCGACAGTCGAATATAAAGCGGAGCAACAGGGAGAAGCTGACGGGATCAGCTATAAACTGACGCTAAGTTTCTTCTTCCCTGGTAATACCCCTGAAATGCATGCATTCAATGCATTGGTAAAAAACACAGCAGGCTATTACATCTTTGAAGACTCCGACGGCAGGCAAATGATCATGGGACAGCCGGGATTATATGCTTCTACTGCTCCTTCCTTCAATGGAGGAAAAGCAAGAGGTGACCGTCGCGGTACCACCTATACGGCTACCGCCGATTCCAATTACTCTGCGATCTTCCTTGAAACTCCCATAGATATGGAAGTGATAGGCGGATTTAAACCAGCTCCCGCACCAGAATCATGATCAGACAAGAACAACTCAGCCAATGGTTAGGAGACCGTCAGCGCAAATATGCTGACGGCCTGGTTCTTTTCAATGCTCTCGCAAAGGAAGCTATGAAAAAGAAATTTGCTGCTTACCTGGCAGCAGCTCCGGAAGATCCCCACATCTTTGATCCGCATTTCACCCAACTCGTTAATTGCTTGTCCAAACTCGACAAGGAGATTAAATTCTCCCCTTCCTTATATCCTGCCGCAATGGAAGAAATTGTTGTAGTAAAGACCATGAGCGAGAATGATCGAAAAAAAACGATCGAATCCAAGCAAGCGAATATCGCCTCCCTGGAGGAGTTGGTCAATAACCTTCGATCACGAATTGACAGTTTGGAGGACGACAGTGAAAGTCACGCTGATGAACTTGTTTCCCTTCAGGAACAGTTTGACGAGAAGATGTCAGAGCTATCTGCCTTACAGAACGAAGTGAACGCTCTGAACACACCAGGCGTCAAGATCATCACAGAAGAATCACTCAGCCCGTCTATTCGCAAGGCTTATGCCCGTATCAAGGAAATCGCACCTCTATATGCAAGCCTGCATAACGATGTAGCTAATTCGGAGATCCCGGCAGAAGAACGGCAGCCTATAGCCGAAGAGCTCTGCAAGCTCGATGACGAACGCCGCCGGCTTTGGAAACAAATCGATGCCTGGGCAGAAGGGAAAGGTGAACTGAGCCTTAAAGAGAAACGACCTGTATACAGTGAGAATGGTGTAGTACGCGGTATTGAGATCGCCCGTCAGATTAAACGTCTGAAACAAAACATTACTAACAGCCAATCTGCTGCTAACCGCGCCGAATCTCAAGGTAAAAAGACTGTTATGCAAAATGCCTTAGATCGTGTTGCCGGCTACCAAGAAGAACTGGCAGCACTGGAAAAGGAAATTGCGACGCAACAGAGCGCAAGTAAGGAATAACATCAGAGGCATTGCCCCTGGATCTATGAACAGTTCATGCACAAGCGAGGGCGATACATCTAGTGTTGTCCTCGCTTTCGTTTGAATACAACAAACCACTATAGTTATGCCTAAGAAAGATCCCACATATGACCGGATAGAACGTGCCTTGTTCAAAGACAGAGAGGAAGCATCAAGCATCCTGTCCCAGCGGGAAATGGAAATCAAAAAACGAATGATGCTATGTGTCAGCAAAAAAATGGAAGATCCTCTGATCCAAGACACCGAACTTGTCAACTTCCTGATGAATGGATGCGGAGGTAACGCAGATGCCGTATCACAGTCACAAGCATACCGGGACATCGGTATGATCAACAGATTAGTTGGCAACATTCAACTGGCCGCAAAAGCCTGGTATCGGTATATGATTGTCGAAGGCGGGAAAAAAGCCTTCAATATGGCAATAGACAAAGAAGATGCCAAGGGAGCAGCTGCAGCGTTGGACAAGATAGGTAAATACACTCGCTCAGACAAAGAAGATGAGAAATTCGACTACTCCCAGCTCGTTCCTCCATCATTTGAGCCTTCAGATGATGTGACCCTTCTGGAAGGTCTGGAACCTATTGAAGACCTTGAAGGAACCAGGTCGGAAATGCGAAGCAGATTCAAAGGTATGTTGAGCAAAAAAGCGGTGGACATTCGTCCCATCGAAGAGGAGGAAGAAGAATGAGTACACCCCTCTCTCCTATCTTATCTGCCCGTGAACGTCGCAGAAAGCAATATGAAGTCGTTGACAAATTCTTCAATAAGATGCAGCGCCAGGCGATGGTCATCAACGCACATGACGAGTATATAGTCGCATCACGTGGTACCGGAAAATCCGAAGGTATTGATGCCCGAATTATCCTCCGGAACGTATGGGAAATGCCGGGATCTTTGGGTGGTCTCATCTCTCCGTCATACGCCAAGGCATGGGGAAATACTCTCCCGGCAATCTGCAAGGCTTTGGCTGAATGGGGATACATTCAAGGCATTCACTATGTCGTTGGTCATAAAGCACCGGCAAGCATGGGATTCGCCAAACCTGTCCGTCCTGTTCTGGGTGAAGGCTGGAGTAATGCATTCCACTTTTGGAATGGTACGGTCATGGTGATCCTGTCATTCAACCAGGGAATGTCTGCCAACTCCATGTCGCTGGATTGGGTGATAGGTCCTGAAGCTAAGTTTCTCAACTATGAGAAGATTAAAAGTGAGGTGGATCCTGCCAACCGAGGCAACCGGCAATACTTCGGTGAATGCCCGCACCATCACAGCGTAAGCTACTCCACAGATATGCCGACCGCATCAATGGGAAAATGGATCCTGGACAAGATGGATGAAATGTCCCCACCTCACATCAACCTGATCAGAAACTTATATCTCAAACTGCAGGAGTACAAACGCAAGCCACTCACGGATCATGTGATGCGTCAGATCAAAGAATATCAATTTGACCTGGATCTAGCGAGGAAATATCAGCCTCCAATCAAACCGCAGCCGGGGAAAACCAAAGAATATACCGTTTTCTATGGTGAATACGACGTATTCGACAACCTTGAAGTATTGGGAGAAGATTTCATCTGGCAGATGTATCGTAACTCACCACCGCTAATTTGGCGTACCGCTTTCATGAACGAACGCCTGTTCCGTGTACCGAACGGCTTCTATTCTGCGTTGGATGATAATATACACTTCTATATCCCGAAAGACAATGGACGCCTCCGGAATCTTGGATGTAATTGGGGGAAACTGACCTCCTGCGGCTGTTTGGGAGACGGAGATCTTGACTTCGATCAGGAATTGCACCTTGCATTCGACTCAAATGCATCCATCTCCACAGCTGTCGTAGGCCAACTGAATGAACACACGATGCGCATTCTCAAGTCATTTTATGTCAAAACACCAGGGAAGCTACAAGATCTTGTCAAGATGATAGCCGACTACTACCGTCCGAAACTTAATCACGATATAGTAGTCTACTATGATCATACGTTCACTTGGGAGTCAGGATCCACTACAGAAACTTATGCCGATATCATTGAACGGGTATTCAAAGAGAATGGATACAACGTGACGATGGTCTATGTCGGTCAAGCCCCGAAACATGAGTGGAAGCATCTGAATATAGACTTGACTCTGAAAGGAGATCCGCAATTTCTGTGGGTCCAAATAAACTTGCATCAAAATGAATTTCTGAAGATCGCAATGGAACAGACTGGCATCAAGCAGGGAAAGAATGGATTTGAAAAGGATAAAACGCCTGAAGGAAGTGATGACACTCCTGATAATCCGGATGAATATAAGACGCACATAACTGATGCATTTGACACGCTGTGGTTAGGCATGAACTTCTATTTCACGGCACCTGGATCAAACTCCAGTGGGGTATTCTTCCTGAATAACAGGTAGCCACCAACCAGTCTCAAGCAATTCTCATAGAAAAAAAGGCAAAGAGCTGATAACCAATAAAAGGACGAGAAAAAGAGGGAATATTTTCTCCTTTTTCTCCTGTCCGACCACGCACCGCCCTAAGAAAATGTTTCGATCTAAAGTTTTTTTTCACCCCTTATATGCTGGGCTTTGCCTCCTGTAAATAAATTTCATTTTATCATTTTTGGGCCTCTGCCATGTCCT